CTGCTTAACGTGTTAGCCGATCTAGTCGCACTATCAAAGGATTTTTTACTTTTTGTCTCAAAGTTTTTAACGTCTTTATTTGCCTTGTTTAAGCCTGTTGTATTGACACCAAGTCTATAAAATATAGTACCTAAATTAACCGTCATCTATACTTATTCCTTGATTTTGCTTTTGCTTCCGCTTCTTTCATTGCACGATCTTGCATTTTTGCTTTTATATCAAAATAAGCGATCCATTCCATAACTTCATTATACGGCATTTGGTTTTCTAATTCAAAAACAGTTTTCCCTAACTTTTCAGCTAGGCTAAAAAGATTATATCTTTGAGTTAATTCATAAGTGTTAGTTTCGGGATTGAATTGTTCTAGTTTTTTTTTGCTTCATCAAAAGTTATATCATGTAAAGCGGAAATCTCAGAGAATAAAATATCAACATATCCACCCGATACACAATTTTTTAAAGTTTCTTTGTCTGTTTCATCGTATATTTTTTCATTTGTATTCGGTACATAACAACTAAATATAATAGAATTAATTTGATATTCAATATAATCCACTTGATTAGTATCCTTATTTAACGATTTACTCGTCAACATGTTTCGATCTGCTACACTTAACTGCTTTATTTCAATTTCAATACCTTGGATTTTAACTATTCGTGATCCAAAATCTTGAGCTAGTCCTAACGTTGCTTTTCTTATTTCATCTCTTGTGATTTTTGCCATTGCTCTTTTTTCTCCTCTCTTAATTTTTTTTAGTTTCTACTAAATGTTTTCCCTTCCTCATCATCACCCGATAAATCAAACGTTAAAGTGTCTTCAATCAACGCATTAACATCAAGGCTCTGATCTTTACCACTCAAAATAAACCACCCTCTATATACCTTTGTTGATACAGGTGCAAACTCTACTACTATAGGGTTTCCGCTATTTAATATAGTAACAAAATCACCACTCAAATCATCAAAACGGCTCACTGTAATATTAACGTCTTTTATCCCTGTTTCTTTAGTTTCAAATCCTACATTGCTTTGATCTGTTGAAGTAAAAAGCTGGTTGGTTCTGTTCATCGTTGCCTCATACCCCCCAGCAATTAACGCTGTAGGTAAATAATCACCGTCAACGGTAATACTTCCAGTCTTTGACGTTGAAAACGTAACTTTTCCAAAAAGATAATCAATAGTTGATATATCACTTGAGGATATTTCTACGGAATCCTCATAAAATGTAAATGCGCTTAACCTGTTCCACACTTGCTTAGAATCGGTATCAATTTGATATGTATTCCCAGTAACTACCGTCATAGACTCCCCAGTGAATGACGTACTAGTCCCCGATTTTCTAAATTTAGCTTGGTATCCTGCTGTTCCAGTCATTTACGTTATGCGTCGTCTGCTGTTACAGCTCCGTTCCCTTGAAAACTAACACTAACCGATATTTTATCGCTTACCGGACTTGATATTGAAAAATTCTCAACTAAAACAGGCACTTTATATCCGTTTCCTGCTACGTTATCTGGTAAAAATTTAACATACATTGTATCGCCATTTTCGTACGCTGTTTCGATTACGCCTAGTGCTGTATCACTTGCCGACCAGTTTGCCTCTGTTGACAATGCCGTATCTGCTAACCCTGCTAATCGTTGTTGGAATCCTGCATTAGATGTATCCGTAACATCTAGAATATTTCTTGTCCTGTTAAATGATCCATCGTTTGATGGGACTTCGCTATACGTTCCACCACTTGTGGCACTTACAAAAATTTTAAAATTATAACCTGCTGTAGCCATATTAACCTCGCTTTTTTATATTTTAATAGTAAAACAAAAAAAATAAAAAATCAAATTATTTTATTGCCTGTGTTGGCCGTCATCAGAAGGCTCAACAATTAAACGTAAATTAAAACCACATACAAAATTATCATTTTCAATAATCCCAATATCGAAAATTGACGTTTTAGCAAAAATCCCAGTGTATTGAGTTGTGTTTTTGGTGAATTGCCCAATCCCTACTAACTTATTAAAAACCGTTAAAGCATTATTGTACGCTGTTTCATACGTTGTAGCTCTTGATCTTACCTGAATTGACGGATAATCAATCCTAAACTTGGGATCTGGATCTGAATCGCTATAATTATATAACGTAACGCACTCTATAGGTGTATCGGGTTCTTTGGATACAAATATATTAATGCTTAACCCTGCATCGTTAATTAAGTAATCCCTTAAATCGTAACTAGCATTATTCTGCGTCATACTTTTAATCTTGACCTTATAATTTTTTTAACGGATTCAATATTTCTAGAAATTCCACGTTCTAAAAACTTTGCCTCACCAACATTAAATCTACCGTTTAAATTCTCATGAACAGCTAAGGCATACTTAGCATTATTCCCTATTTCAATAGCTACCCTTTTTTTGGGTGTTATCAAAAATGTTTTATAAAAACTATTTCTCAAATTACCAGTATCCTTTGGCGTAATTTGTATGGTTCTTTCTTTAATGTAGTCATAAGCTAAAGATAAACTTTGTTTAGTTACACCCTCTTGGGTTTTTATAAAATCATTTAAATTTTTAATTAAATTATCACTTTTGTAATTCATAACATTATTTTATATATTATACTGTTGCCTTTCAAACTTTTCATTTTATTAACTTTCATCACTTGTTTAGCCCCTGTTTGACTTTTGGGGGATGTTTCGCTTGATTGCCCTAAATACAACCATCCATTTACTTCTATTTCTGTTTTAGTATACACTACTGCACTACTGCGTAATTCTTTCCCTACATCGCTAGTCACATACAATTCTGCTTTATCTTCCCATCGAACATAAATAGATTGTGATGTGTACGTTGAATAATTACCGTAAGCGTCTAAGCCCCCACTACTTACCCAATAAGTAGCAACATCAAAATACTTAGTCATTTACGTTAATTACGCTTAACGATACTTTTTTACCCCCTAACCCCTGCATCGTTCCAGTACTATCTAACATTAATACCATTTGACCATATTGAGAAAATTCTAAACCTTTACCAAAATTACCTGCGTATGTATCTGTGGCATCGCCTAGTTTTTGAGTTTTTAATTGTCTTTCGTCATTATGTAACGTCAATAAATGAGCAGTCAAATACTTTTCAATCTGTGTTAATTCATCATCACTTAAACCACTGTTACCAAGGTGTTTAGTGACTAATAAGTTAGCTGTGTCAATGAACGGCGTAGTGTCCGTTACTTTATTTAAACTTATTATCTTTTTTACCTCAATATCAGTGGTTCGTGCCATTGTTTAAACTTCCTCTTTTACTTCTTTTACTTCTTTTACTTCTTTTACTTCTTTTACTTCTTCTTGTACTTCTTCTTTCTTTTTAACTTGTTTCTTTTTCGGTTTTTCTTCAACTTCCACTTTTGTTAATTTATTAACAAAAATTGGCTTACTTGCTTCTTCTTCTGTTAGCTTAATAACAGAATTGCGAGGGAAATAATTCCCCTCGCTATCTGTGTGATTGCCGCTAATAATATAACTATATTTTTTAGCCATTATCTACTAACTACGCTCCTGTTGCGTAACAAACTCCAGAATTTCCGTTTGAATCTGATTTAACCACTAACGCCATTGCTGCTAAAACAGTGAAATTAGAAATCATCGCATCTGTTTTTGGTTGCTCGAAAAATGTTAAGTCTTGAGCCACTTTTAACTCGATTACATCGCTTCTCATTTCAACTAAAAGCAATTCGCCGTCTGCTAAACCAGTACCTAACTCAACTTTTCTGATTGGCGCATATGATTCAAAACGCTCTTTAAAGGTTTTATCTCCTTTAGCTGTGCTGTAATCTTGGTCAATATATCCCCAGTTATCTGGTGACACATACAACACACAAGAATTTTCTGCGTAACCATAACCGTCATTCTGTAAAGCTTGGATCATTGATTCAATGTTAGCTAATGGTGTTTCACTTCCACCGCCCCATGAATTAGAGATAGTTACAGTGTTTACATTTGGTTGGTTTTTAAGTCCGTATAATTGAAAGCTATCAACATTGCGACCATAACCATTTAGGCAAGTTGTGTTGATTGACTCAGAGACAACTCGTGTTGCAACTTCAATCCCTGTAGTGGAAAGCCTAGATGTTGCCTGAATTTGTCTTTCGGTTAAAGAAAAATCTTTTCTGAAAATCGGTACTGGAACACCTGCTTCAGTGAATGATAACGCACCGTTTTGTGAACGTGTGATTCCATCCATGGACACCTCAGCTGGGGTCATATCCGATACTTTATCATACGATACAATCGTATCACCTAATGTTAAGCTGTTATCAACAAGCCCATACTCGTTTAAATCTTGAACAAGTTTTAAATCTTGCTTTGCAACTTTAACCAACGCATCATCAAAAAACTTATATGAATCTGTTGGCAATGAGCCGTTAGTTCTCATTTTTGAAATATCTAATTTTCCTGTTTCTTCGTTAAATATAAACATTTTATCCTCCTTATAAAATCTCTACTTTGATACGTGCTTTAGATGACCCTGCACTGTTATCAACTGCTGTTAATGCGTACGCTTGAGTGTTTGAACCGTCTGCGTCTTTCTTGAATCCACCTGCACCATCAAATTCTAATGGATCGCCAATAACGATTGCTGCTGCCGAAGCTGCGACAAACCCGTATACCTCGTCACCCGATTGAGCATAGTTAGCTAGAACGTTGTCGCCTGTTGCGTAATCGTCATCAATTCCGCCACCATTTGACGTATTTTCTACAGCATATAGTAATGAGTTAGTTCCTACCGCCGTATGACGGATAAAATCGCCATCGCTGGCTCTCTCTATGAAATCTCCGGGTGTAATTGCACCTTGCGCTTTCCCTTCTTTTCGGAAAGGATTTCCGTTTGTTTTTAAACAAATTGTGTTCTCTGACATTATTTAACCTCCTGTAATCTTTCGATAAACCCTTTTGGTTTATATTCTTCTTTATTATCAATTAAACTTGATCCGTTACCGCTATAATCTTTCGGCTTAATCAAGTTATTGATTTTTTCTAACACTGAAAAAGAAAACGTTTCAACTTCTTCTGCGCTAAAATGTTTATTATCAATTAATACTTTTTTAAGTCCTTGCTTTTTTTCATCAAATATTTTTGCTTGATTCGCAAGAAACTCTTTTTTTTCATTGTCAATTAATTGATTTTCAACTATTTCTTTTTCTTCTGTTTCTGTTTCCGCTTCTTCTGTTTCTGTTTCTGTTTCTTCATTTTCTTTTACTTCTTCTCTTCTGTTGTTTCTTCTGCTTCTGCTTCTGTTTCTGCTGTTGTTTCTTCTTCTGCTTCTGTTGTTGATTCTTCTGTTTCTTCTGCTGTTTTTTCTTCTGTTGTTTCTTCTGTTGTTTCTTCTTTTATTTCTTCGTTTTGAATTTCTGTCATAATATTATTACCTCCACTCAAATTTAACGCTTGATAGCTAGTCTTTTGGATTACCTC